AATGTTAGCCCCCGATGGCGAACTCTTATGTAGAATTGGAACAGATAAAATTAATTGGTATTTGGAAAAAGGATTAGCTAAATTAGTCAATAATGACCCTCCTACAATCAAATTAAACTTTGAACCCAAAGGGAGAGGAAAATCTAAAGATGCTTTTTATCTTTCTGACAGAAAAAACGAGTGTTCTGTGTGTGGAGAAAATGGAGAAAACACACTGACGAAGCACCATGTTGTTCCCTATTGCTATAGAAAATATTTCCCGATATCTTTGAAAAGGCATGTGTATCACGATGTTGTTTTAATGTGCCAAGAATGTCATTGGAAATATGAAGAAAGTGCGAATGTAAAGAAAAAACAATTACATAAGAAGTATGGTGTCCCTATTCATAAGAAGGGGGAGGTTACTGACGATATATTATTGGTTGCCAAACAATCTGCCGATGCAATTTTGTCTGGAGACTATGAAGAAAAAGATATGGATTATTTGAAGGTATTCTTCAAAAGAAATATAATAACACAAGAAGACCTGGAAGTTGCTTCTCAATTGAATCCTATGGTAAAAAAACTTATTAAATTTTGCCCAGGAAACGAGATAATAAACAAAGTTGAAGATGTGGACCAATTCATTTTAGATTGGAGAACACATTTTATTGATATGATGAATCCCAAATTCCTACCAGAATATTGGGATATAAACAAAAATGATAGTATGTACGAAAAAAATAGGAGAAACGATGATGACTAGGGTAGTACATTGCAAAAAAGAGAAGTATGATGTCTACATAGGGCGTCCCAGTGAATGGGGAAATCCTTTTTCAATAGGAAAAGACGGAAATAGAGAAGAAGTCATTAAAAAATACCGAGAGTATATACTCAATAAACCTGAATTGATAGATAGATTACCAGAATTAAAAGATAAAATATTGGCATGTTGGTGTAAGCCCCAAGCGTGTCACGGTGATGTTCTGGTAGAGTTGATAGAAAATTTGTGATTTATGAATCAGAAAAAGTATAAAAAAATTGGATACATTGACTATAATGTATCACGAGGAAAGTAATATGGGGAGGCCCCATATTGGTTTGCTAAACCAAATGCACCCTAAAAGGGTGTGTAGTTCAAGTCTACTGCTTTCCGTAATGGATGGGTGCCAGAGTCCGGTTTATTGGTCTGGTTTCGAAAACCAGTGGGCCGTCAAAAAGTCACGTGGGTTCGAATCCCACCCCATCCGTTTTTAGGAGAATAAAATGATTTTAGTTGTAGGTAATGATATAGGAAATGTAATCAACGATGATGGCAAAACCGTAGCAAAGATATATGATGAAGTAGAAGTTATTGATGATGTCCATAAACATAAATTTATATTCACACAAACAAAAGATAATGGCGTTCAAATCAAAATGATTCCATACGATGGAGATTTAAAATAAATAAGGAAGGATATCACAATGGTCGGCAATGTGGCTTGATTGGAATTCAAGTGGTGTAAAATCCTTGTCGGTTCGATCCCGGCTCCTTCCGTTCAAGAGAGAGATTTTGACTTAGATGTCAAAGAAAGGAAATATCAACAATGAAAAAAGAAGTAGGTTATCGAGAAAAAAAGGAATATATGGCAGAGAGTGGACAACATATCGAAGAATGGAGACGAGTAGGTACAGTTGAGATAGAAGCAGAGGATGAAGATTGTGATATTGATGCAGATGTTATTTATTATGGTTCTGCAATGATTACCGTTACAAAACCACAAGTGGTGCCAAATGAACAAGGTGGACTAAGTGTGGTTGGGATAAAAGAACCAAAGGAAATAAAATTCACTATACCAGACGCCAAAAATATTGAAGAAGCTTTACAGTTATTCAACACATCTGCTGAAGAAATGCTTAAACAGATGCAACAGGCTCAGGAAGAGGCTCAACGCAAACAGTCACAGATAATTACGGCCCCTGGGTCTGCATTAGAAGACATTGACAGAATGCAAAAGATTATTACTTAGATTAGAAAAAACTAATCTTTTTTTATTATATGGGAGAATATATTATGTTTAGTTTCAATAATATATCTGAATTTTTAGATAAGTTATCAGAAATAGAATCAGGAGTGAGAACAGCATTAGCATCGAATGACCAATTGTATGATAGGATAAATAGATGTAAAGACCTATCTTCGTCAGTAAAATCAACTATGTTAAATAATATTGCTACGATTAGTAGGGATATTCTTATTTTATTGCGAAGAGTTGTTTTGTTAGCCAAACAGGCACAGCATTACGATTTACAAGATTCATTTCCTGATGAATTAAAAAACGGAATAGAAGAGTATTATAGAGAAGTCAAAAAGTATAATTTAGATTGGCAAAAGGTTTATACTGCTACACGCATTCAAACAGTATTACATTAACCTCCGCATTTACATTTTTTAATTTTACGTTTTACTTCAGGTCTAATTGGTGGTTTATCTTTTTTAGAATACTTTAGAGAAATGGCTTTGTTATATGCTTTATCATTACTATCAAAAAAGAGATAATTTCCTTTTATTCTTTTCGCCGCTTTTTTTAGAGCACGGGCATAATCAGGAGATCTTGCTGCTTTAGCCTCAAAAGTCGTTTTATGCATTTTTATTAACATTTTTATTAAGTTCTGGGAAAAAGTTGTCGATTCCTCTAAAGCAATGCTATAATGTAATACTCAAACAGAAGGAGAAAACCATGTTAGCTATTTTCACATCAATTATTGGACCAGTATTCGTGACAGCCGCAATCGTCATTTCAACTCTCGTTTTATATTGGTTTGTTAGGCGAGAACTCAAAGCTTCAAAGAAAGAAGGTTATGCCCCTGTTATGGGAACTGTCAGAACTCTAATTGTAGGGTGTGCCCTAATGGTTGCTATTACTCTCGGATGGAATATTGTTCAAGACCATTTTAATAGACCTGATGATTACGAAAATCCCAAACAAAAGGATTATATTCGCAAAGTAATGGCTACGACTTTTCCGACCGAAGCAGAAATTCGGGCAAAGGCAAAGAAAATAGACAACGAACTCAAGGCAAAACATGATAAGTCTTTGAGCGATTTTGATAAAAAGATGGCAGCAGAAGCAAAAAAGATTCAAGAGAGAAACAAGTAGGAAAGTTCTAACTAAACAGAAGGAGAAAACTAATGAAAAGAACTTTAATTGCTGTAATGTTGATGGTTGTAGGAATGATGGCATTTGGATGTCGAGAGCCTGTAGAGCAAGGAGAAGTTGGTCGTGTAAAAACTACCAGTGGCTGGGAGAAAAAAGTACTTGGTCCTGGCAGATATTCATGTTATGGGTGGGATGACATGTATCGTGTAGATAGTACAATTGCCGTTTACAAGGAAAAGATGGATATCCTGATTGGTGGTAAGGTCAATCTGGATATTACTGTCAGCATTAGATGCGGTTTGGACAAAACAAGAGAAGATGCTATTCTTACCGTTTTTGATGATGTGATGGCCGGTGGAGAAGGAAGTAAGGATAAATACTGTATTTCTCATAGCTCTTTGTATCAGAAGTATGTTCAGCAGTTGGCACAAAGCGTACCAAGAACTGTTTTTGGCACACAAACGGACGTAGAATCAGTATGTGCTAATAGGGCAGACTTAGAAGCACAGGTAACACAGGGGATTATTACTGCCGCTCAAGGCACTCCCATGGCTGTTACAATGGTGAAGATTGTCAATTACGATTGGCCAAAGACTGTGACTGCCGCACAAGAAAAGCTTGCTACGATCAAGTTGAGAGAAGAAGAAACTGCCGCTCAAACTCGTGCTGATTTGAAAAAGGCTGAAGGTGAATTAAAGATAGAAGAAGCTAGAAAGTTAGTTGCTATTAAGAAAGCCGAAGCAATTGCCGAATCTATTCAGGTTATTAAAACATCTCTTAAAGATTGTCCTGAATATCTACAATGGCACACTGTCAAGGCAATGAGTGAAGCCGCGACAGGGCCAAATAATGCCTTCATCTTGTTCCCCTACAATATGCCAGGGATTGACATGCAAAAGGCAATTGGTAATGCACAGTTGAAGCAGGTTCTTCAGGCTAAGAAGAAGTAGTATCGTTTTTTAAAGTTGATTTGGTTTTCTGCCGAAATTTCCCAAATTGACTTTAACATCAGAGCACACGAAGGTTCATGACTTTGTGTGTTCTTTTTTTTCGATAATAAGGAATGGACGATCTTATTGTAGAAATTTCCGCTAACATACAAGTATATTTAAATCGAAAAGTTGTTAATTTCGGCATTGTTCCTGGCAAAATGGGAAAAATATTTTTATTGAATTTATTAGATAAAATAGATATGCCGGAAGAATTCTGTGAGTTGACTGGTTTTCGTCGTTTAAAAAGTGATGAATTAGACAATTTACAAAATATCAGTGATGCAAAAGGTACTTTAAGAGAAGTTATGATTGTATCAAAGAGAATTGTACCTATTTTATTTACATTGGCTTGTAATAAACCTTTATTATGGGTTTGTAGTATGAATCATGCTTTATGGGCAGAAAAATTTCTCGGCAAAAGATATAATTTCAAAATAATAAGAGGTTCTATGTCTGGGAATGATAAATATCCTCCACTTGAATTGGACTGGGAAGATACTGGTGGTTCAAAAGACGAGCATATTGTGATAATAAAAAATAAAAAATAGTAGGAAAAATTGTAAAAAGGTGCTATAATGTAGTAAAGGAACGGGACCATGTATATAGAACAATACATCTCATTCATCTATACCAAGGGAATCGTTCCTTTTCGACTTACATAAGTCGATTCTGGAACGACTCCCAAGAAAAAGAATCTTTGGGTCTTGTTCCTGACGGAGGACTGTAACTCCTTTATCCATTATAATAGTTGTCAGGTGGCCGGATAACTGGTTCGATTCCAGCGAGACCCAGTGAAGGAAAAATAATGCAAACTTTTTTACCCTATCCCGATTTTGAAAAGACAGCAAGAACTTTGGATTATAGACGTTTAGGAAAAGAACGAGTTGAAGCTAAACAAATATTAAATGCTATTCAAAGTGAAAACAATGGATGGAGACATCATCCAATTGTAAAAATGTGGAATGGGTATGATAACGCATTAATGTTATATTTTAATGTTATTTCGACAGAATGGACTAGAAGAGGATATAAACACAATATGGGGTTTTTTAATATTCCTCATAAAAATCATATTCAGATGCCTTTTTGGATGGGGTATGAACCTTTTCATCTATCTCATCAATCTAATTTATTGCGAAAAAATTATGATTATTATGCGAAATATTTTGGGAACATATCGAAAGATTTGCCTTATTTATGGAACAAAAATGGCATATGGACATGAGGAGAAAATGATGTTTGAAATGACAAAAGATAAGGTATTATGAAAGAATTAACAGTTGAAGAAATATGGAAAGTTTGGAAGAAATTATATCATCTCAATACAGGTGATATAGATTATTTTGTTTTGTCCAAAGCATTAGTAGAAGTATTTGGTATTCAATACAGTCCAGGTCTTTACGAATATCCAGAATGGTTAAAAGAAGATTTGAAAAAACGAGAAGATTTAAAAAGGAGCAAAATGTGAAAGTATCTGAAGCAATACAAATATGGGACAAATTAGGTTTAAGTATTCTTGACTTTGATTATGTAGATTTTGAAAAAGCAATAGATGAAGTAGTTGGTATTGAAAATGATATGACGGATCATCCTCCTCTTTGTCAACTAACAGAAGAAGAAATCGAAGCGTTGGAAGATGAAGCAGATTTAAAAGTAATGAGAGAGAGAGAATTGGATGAACCGAGGATGACTTGGAGAGAGGTTAAAAACGAATTAGGTTTAGACGGTTAACCTTTCAATTGTTTCGCATATTCTAACATCACACTTTTATTGGCATCCATTCTCGTTTTTATTCCTGACATACCCCTAGAAACCGCATTATTGTAATCATCTCTATTGACATATTCTGCTGCTGCCTCTTCCCATCTTCCGGCATTTATTAACGCTACTGTTTTTGGCCCCGTATCTCCACGGTATACTGAATTCAGCAATGCTTCTTTAACATAGTAGGGATATGTATCGAATTTGGGGAATATTCCTCTTGCTCTTTTAAGGTGTTTATCTATATCATATTTTGCCAATTTATTTACTTGTTCATCTGTCAATTTTGCTTGTCCTGAGACGATGGCATCGAAGTCTACGGAATTTCCGAATAGTTGCTGGAATATTTGCCTGGATTTAGGTGTAATCAAATGTCCTACGCCAATAGTGGCATTACCTGCCCCATCGTCGTATACGGCGTTCCTGAAGCCCTCATACCGCTTTATATGACCTGTGAACTTCTCATGGTTGAACATTTTATTTATCTCATATCTTGCTTTATCTTCTACATATTTTCTAGCTGCCGCTGTATCTCCATTATATTTTTTTAATATATTCAAAAAATCAGCATCAGATAGATGTAAAAATGAGAGAAGAATTCCGAGAGGGACAACCGTGATAGCCATACCTTTCATTACATTTTTAATTGTCTCTTGAACATTGAAAGATTTTTTGTACCAATTCATCATTTTTCTCCGATATAAATTATAGTGTTCAAAGATTTTCTTTTTTAACCTTTGAGGAACCTTATATGAATAAAAAAACTGAAGAAATGAGAGATGAAGTCAAGCAAAGAAAACAAAAGTATTCGCAACATGGTCTTGGTCCCATCAAATTTGAATTTGACGAAGGACTGAAGAGGCTAGCTATGGATTGGGCAGAAAAAGTTATTAATAACATTGAATCGGCCATTCACGATCCTGAAAAAGTTGCATCTTTGGATACAGATACGAAATACATATATGAAGAATTAAAGGCTTGGTCTTGGTTTGATAAAATGCCAATAGATGTCAACGATGAAACTCCTGAACAGAGCATGGATAACGCTGAATTTTATATTCATATGATTGCGATGGACAAATATCGTAAATTAAAATGGGACAAAGATCATCCGCCCAAACTTCGTCCGAGTAAATGGGAAATAGTAACGGGTGCAAAGAAAAAATAATTCACATCATTTTATTCAAATAATAAACTGCTGTTTTTATTTGACGTGCTATTTCTTCTGGTTTCATTATATCTTCGATACCGTCTGGCATACCTGGGGAAATATTAAAATCTATTGCCAACATTTCTTTTCCAGTTTGAATAAAGTCGATTGCCCATAATGCATGTGGTATACTTGGATGATATCCATCATTGCGTGCTTCTATAATGTCTATGGCCACATCTCCCATGTTTGATCTCCATGCATCATCTGATTGATATTTTACCCAGAAACTTTTTTTCCCTATTTTTAAATATCTAAATGATGTTGATGAAGATGGTGTATAGACACTGGCATATTTATCTGGAAAACTTTTTATCGCATAATCTGCTGATACTAATATTTTTCCACTGCCAGCATGAACTTTTTCATCTAGATATACAACGAATTGTAAAAAATCGGCAGGAAGAAAAAATCTTGTTATTTTTGGAGTATGAGTTCTTCCTATTTTATGATGATGTTTTTTATACAGTTCTGATACTATCCCGTGTTCTGGTGATTTAATATTCAATTCATCAAACATACGGAACATATAGCGACGTTCCATTCCATCCACCATATATCTATAGAAGAACAAATCACCAGTCCTATCAAACCAGTGGTCATATATATCGTGAAAGTCAGATTTTAGTATTATATTCATTCTTATGTATCGGAAGTTGCGTCAATACATTATAGCATATAGGAACATAGAAGGAAAAAATATTCAAAAAATGAATGAATATTTAAGTCAAGAGTGCCGATAATTAAGAGTGCCGATAATGATGTTGGAGGACTTGTATGCAAAAGACAAAAGAATTAAATTCTGCATGGAAAAGATTCTCAAAAAGTAGAGATGAGGACTCTCGTAATGTTCTTGTGGAATACTACTATACTCATCTTGTCCGAAAAATAGCGTCTAATCTTTCTGCCAAATTTTATTACAAAATACCTGTTGACGAATTGGCATCTCATGGAGTTACAGGGTTATATCGAGCTTTAGATGGATTCGACGAGGAAAGAGGAGTCAAATTTGAGACTTATGCATTTTCTCGTATTTGGGGAAGCATTCTTGATGGTTTGAGAAAAGAGGATAGAGTACCGAGAAGTGTGAGAATAAGACAATCCAGAATAGAAAAAATAAAATCAGAAATGGAAATAGAATTGGGTTATGTCGATGAAAATACCGCAATCAAACAAGCGGGATTTGACCCAAAAGAATATCATAAAAACCTCAGTAAATTTAAAGCTAGTCATTTTTCAAGTATAGAAACGAATACGAATGACATCGATAATGATGATAATAAAAAAGATTTTAATAAGAACCTTATTTCTCAATGTGAACCAACTGCTGATAGCACGCTCGTGCGAAAAGAATTTTTAGGTAAATTAATTGGCAGAAATTTTTCTCAAGTTGAAAGACGTATCATCTATTATTACTACTATCAAGAATTGTCTATGAGAGAAATTTCGGCGTTGTTAAAAATATCGGAATCGAAAGTTAGTCAAATGCACCGTTCAATTTTAAAAAGGCTGAAAACACGCATAAAAGTAAATCCAAAATATTTTGGCATGGATGTTGCAAACTTTATCAAGGAATGTAACGACAAAGATAATCTGGTTTAATTCTATCATTTTTCTCATTTCCATACTATAATGTCTCACAAGGGGTTTTTATGTTTATAGTGAAAATAGGTGACATTGTTGAAGCGAACACAGATGCTATTGCTATCGAATCAAATATTTATGGAACGATGCCAAGAGGATTGAGTCTTGCGGTAAAAACATTAGCAGGAGATGAAGTAGAAAAAGAAGCTAAAAGGATATGCCGAGGAAATGACAAAATAAAAGAAGGTAGTTGTTTTTCTACCAGTGCAGGGAATCTACAAGAAATAGGAATAAAGAGGATATATCACGCGGTAATAGCACAGTCCCCAGGTGGGCTAAGTAGTGCGTATAATATAGAATATTCGGTTAAATGCGTATTAGAAAAAGCCGCGAGAGAAGGGATGAAAAGTATTGCTATTCCGGGAATAGGAATAGAAAGTGCGTTTGATATAGAAAATGTCGCCATATTATTTGTCAGTATGATAAAAAAAATGGGGAATATGATAGATATAGTTGTGATAGATAGGAATGAAAATTTTATAGAAATATTGAAGGGATTAGTAAAGTGACCGTGTACAAAATCAATAAACCTGAGACTCTGGTTTTAAATAAGAGTTGGACCGCACTAACAGTTTCTACTATTAAAGACGGTATTATAAAGCTTTTCCAGGGATCTGCTAAGGCTCTTGATGAGAATTACAATCAGTATAATTGGGACGAATGGCTTGAGATGTCTAAAAAAGATGACTCTGACGATGATAAGTTCGTCCGCAGTGCTATGATGAAAATTAAAATTCCACATGTTATCGTTCTTCAAGAGTACAATAAAATTCCTAAAATAAAGATAAAATTGACTAGAAGGAATTTATTTATCAGAGACAAAGGAAAATGTTCATATACAGGGAAAAGATTAACCTTGAAAGAAGCTACCCAGGACCACGTGATTCCAAAGTCCAGAGGTGGAAAAACTTGTTGGACAAACCTCGTTTTATGTTCTTTTGATGCTAACATAAAAAAGGGAAATAGAACTCCAGAAGAAGCTGGTATTAAATTGATCAAACAACCACAAAAACCAGTATGGAATTTATTATTTGCACACCATGTTACCAGGGTTCCTAAAATCTGGGAAAAATATGTGGAAACCAACCAATGGAACGAGATAGGCTATTGGGATGTTGAGTTGATTGACTGAAAATCAGTCACAGCCGATTTGTTATATATGGGCATAAGAAAGAGGGTAAGACATTCTTGTGGCAAGAGAAAAAGAGCAGTCAGATCTTGGACAAATCGTTTAGCAGGTTATCCTTGTTTTTTGATTGGAAGCGGTCCATCTCTGAATGATTACCCAATGAAGAAGATTGATAAGTATTTTCTTATTGGAGTCAATCATTCTTATCAAAAAGTTTTTCCAACTATATTAATGTGGCAGGATATAGAGTTCTGGTATTCTGCCAGAAAAGATTTGAAGAAAATAAATTCTATAAAATATTGTAGAAATGTATCGGACCCAACTGGAAGTTTTTATACATTTTCTTTAAGTTCTCGTTTTTTTGAAATTCCAACTGATGCCACGATCCTTCATGGAAGGGGAAATTCAGGAGCATTGGCATTTGAATTAGCATGTATTTTGGGGTGTAATCCCATCGTGTTATTTGGATTTGATTGTAAATATAGAGGAAAAAATACAGATTTTTTCGGTGTAAATAGATTTCACAAGAGACATACATTGAGATGTTGTTACGGAGGGTTAAAATGGATAAAATCAATGAGTGACGAAAAAAAAATTATTAATTGTTCTGATAACAAAGTGTTTAAGAAACAATACTCGATGGACGAAGCAATAGGTATGGTAGAAGACCTATACCCAAAAACAGGCAAAGAACATTTCATAAATAGAATTTTAGGTCCGTGATATTTTTCAGGAGGAAACAGATGAAAAGACCAGAGTTTGAAGAAGATCCAAAACCAATTAGCGGATATGAAGCATATTTGCGTGGATACCATCTCGTTAGAGGAAGAGGCATTTTTGCGTTAGAAAGATTAGAGAGGACACTAGAACAAGCCCCATTGGACGGGTTGTCTGACGAAGATAGAAAAGAGAAATTATCAGATTGTACCCTTGGACAGTTCGCTAAATTGTTTGAGAGGTTTGATGAACATGACCTAATGATAAAAGATTTTTTTAATGATATACAATATACGAAAATTAACAATACTCAATTTTCTTATGACAATAATATCATTCAGTTCACGATGGCAGATTTTTTCGAGAGCAAAGGGTATAATCTTATTTTTGAAACAACATCTGAATACTCAACGGAACAGAACCCCCAAAAATCATCTATCAAAATCTCATTGACAGAAGAGTTTGACATTTATACCGATGCCATATTATTCTTTGTCAATGAAGATACTGGTTCAAAATTCTGTCTTGAGTTAATATACGATCCAAACAGAATGGCTACGGAATACACAATAAGAAACGATGATAAAAGTAAAACTTTATGGAAAGAATGGGAAGAATATGCGAAAGAACACAATTTCTATAAAGGACAAAAGATAGATGCTATTGGAGAGTTTCTTGATGTGGACGACATTTCCTGGGATGATGTAATCATAACGGATAAGGTCCGTACTACTATACGTCGTAATATAGAAAATATGTTCAAATATGAAAAAATCTTAAAACAAAATAATGTCAAAGTAAAAAGAGGTGTCATTCTTGCCGGTGAGCCTGGAACTGGTAAAACTTTAGTTTGTAAGGCATTAATAAGAGATAGCGAGTCGTCTGTGTTATATGTTTTACCTTCTCACATAAGTAGAATAAATGATGTAGGCAGGATATGCCGTATGGCTAAAGAATTGGGACCAACACTTCTTATTATAGAAGATATAGATTGGTTCGCAGAACAGCGAGATTATGGTGCAATGGGTTCTACTGGTATAACTGTAGAGTTGATGAATAAAATGGACGGAATAGAGGATTTTGGTGATGTAATTACTTTAGCTACCACCAATTGCCCTGATAAAATAGAAGAAGCAATCAAAAACCGTCCTGGCAGATTTGACAGAGTTATCCAGATAGGGTTGCCAACTATAGAATGTAGAAAAAAAATGCTGAATCAATTTACTAAAGATTATATTATAGATGATGATGTAGATTTTGATTCTTTGGCAAAAAAAGAATGTAATAAGATGACAGGGGCATATATCTCAACATTATGTTCGACCGCCGCCGTATGTGCTGTAGAAGCTGACAGTTTAACAGAAAACGGACAAATTATACTTAAAAATGAACATTTTGAAACATCATACAATGAGATTAAAGATAAGGACTTTACACAATTAGGCAAAAAAACAGGTGATGACCGTATGGGTTTCACTTAAAAATGCCAGTTTAACTTTTCTTTGTAAAAAAATATTTTTTGCAACAAACACAATGCCTCTCTCAAGTTATGTATCACAGACATATAAGCATAAATTATGTAAAGAAGGAATATTTTGTTAAGTCCGAATATTGTGTGGGAGAGAGAACATCACAACAAAGGGAGAATATATTTCATGAAACCAGTGTACACATTTGAAGAGGCTTTTGCTGCCTCTAAAGAGTATTTTAACGGAAACGAATTGGCAGCAGATAAGTTTGTCAACAAATATGCACTGAGGGATACAGATGGCAACTATTATGAAAAAATTCCGGCAGACATGCATAGAAGGATTGCGAAAGAATTTGCAAGGATAGAAAGAAAAAAATACAAAGATACTAAAGTACAACCACTTACAGAAGATGAAATTTTTGCACTTCTTGATAAATTTAAAAAAATCATACCACAAGGTTCTCCTATGCATGGAATTGGAAACGACACCTATGTTTCATTAGCAAATTGTTTTGCCATTCCAGGACCAGAAGATAGCTATGGTGGAATTTGTAGAGCAGATGAGGAAATTGCACAGATTTCAAAACGTCGAGGAGGAACCGGGACTGATATTTCTAAGTTAAGACCCAACAAAACCCCGACCACGAATTCTTCAAAAACATCAACAGGTATTATACCATTTATGTGTCGTTTTTCTAACACTACAAGAGAAGTTGGCCAGGGTGGCCGAAGAGGAGCCTCGGCTCAAACTCTATCTATCCATCATCCTGAAAGTGTGATATTGTGGGACGATGAAATTGATGGAGAACCATATGATATTGAAATTAACAATGGAGAATATGGTAGATTTACTGTATCTTCAAAATATTTTAATCCATATAAAATAGATTTTGTTACATCAAAGTATGACCCAACGAAAGTTACTGGTTCAAATATTTCGGTTAGAATCACAGATGAATTTATGCGAGCCGTAAAAAAAGGAACAACTTATCAGCAAAGATGGCCTGTTGACTCTGATAATCCTAAAATAGTTAAAGAAGTAGATGCGAGAGCAGTTTGGGATAAAATTATTCATAGTGCATGGAGGACAGGAGAACCCGGAATTTTGCTATGGGACAACATTTTAAGAGAAAGCATATCTGATTGTTATTCTGCCTGGGGCTTCGAAACAGTTGGCGTCAATCCATGTGCGGAACTAATTTTAAGTGCCTATGGTTCTTGTATTCTAATGCTTCTTAATCTATTCGGTTTTGTTAAAAATCCTTATACGAAAGAGGCATATTTTGACTATGAAGATTTCTACAATCATGTGAAAATAACTCAACGACTCGCAGATGACCTTATTGATTTAGAAGAAGAAGCATTAAAGAAAATCATTAAAAAAGTAAGAGATGATCCAGAAGATTCTTTTATAAAAGCTAGAGAGTTACATCTATGGCAAAAAGTGAAGGAGGCACTGATTAAAGGTAGAAGAACGGGGACAGGACTAACCGCTTTAGGAGATACTTTGGCTTCTATAGGAGTCGAGTATGGATCTAATAAAGGTATCAAAACTGCTGAGAGAATATTAAAAACATTCAAATTCGCAGCATATCAATCTTCTATAGATATGGCCAAAACATTAGAACCTTTCGAGATTTGGAACCATGCGTTAGAGCAGGACAATCCATACCTCAACAGAATAAAAGATGAAGAGATACAACTTGGTGATAAAACTATAAGTGGTTTGGATTTATATAATAGGATGACAAAATATGGACGTAGGAATATAGCGTTATTGACATTGGCTCCGGCAGGAACCGTTTCTTTATTGGCTTCTCTTGTTAATTCGTTTGGTACATCTTCTGGAGTCGAACCTCAATATACTACGCAAAAAATTATTCGACGTACAAAAATAAATGCTAATGATGAAAATTCCAGGGTAGATTTTACCGATCAAAACGGTGATCAATGGCAACATTTTGAGGTATATCCTGAAGCAATGTTAGAATGGATGGAAGTTAACAATGAAACAGACCTAGGTGAATCTCCATGGCACAATAATACTGCCGAAGAATTAGATTGGAAAATGAGAGTTAAATTACAAGCAACAATACAAAAACACATTTGTCATGGAATTTCGTCAACAATAAATCTTCCATCAGATGTCACAGTAGATAAAGTTAAAGAAATTTATGAAACAGCATGGGAATATGGGGTTAAAGGTCTTACTGTATACAGAGATGGATGTAGAACTGGAATCTTAATAAAAGATATAAGGTCTGTATCGACTGAAAATACAATTACTAAAAATAAATCTCCGAAAAGACCAAAGGAATTACCTTGTGATATCCACCATATTACAGTGAAAGGTGAACAGTATTTTGTTTCTGTTGGTGTTTTTGGAGAATATAAAGATCCATACGAAGTATTCGCTGGTAAAAACGGCAATATACCAAAAAATATTAAACATGGTAATGTCGTGAAAATTAAAAGAGGTAGATATGATTTAAAATTAGAGAATGGTGATATAGTGGAAAATATTATACAATATGAAACCCATGAAGAAGAAGTAACAACAAGGATTATCTCAACCGCATTACGTCATGGAGCAGATATTGAATTTGTCGTTCATCAACTTGAAAAAACACAAGGAGATTTAACTAGTTTTGCCAAATCAATTGCAAGAGCATTGAAAAAATATATTAAAGATGGAACAAAGATACAAGGTGTAGAGTGTGAAATTTGTCATGGGGAATTACAACGGAAAGAAGGATGTGTTTCTTGTGTAAGTTGTGGATGGTCTAAATGTAATTGAAAGAGAGATTAAAGTGAAAAAATTATTATTGTGTTGTATGATGCTTATATCATTTGGATGTGCTATTCCAAATGATATGCTTGCAACAGCAGTAACAATACATAATCCAAAAACATTTGCGGCAACAGGCTCTGGAACGATAATAGATATTAGTCCATTAACTGAAGATCTAAATATGGTTACGATATTAACTGCTCTACATGTCGCACAAACGTTCCCTACTCCCTTAATTCGTGTTCGCATCTATGATTCCCAAGGGAATAGAATAGGTGCCGTTGTATCTCAAGGGTTTATATATAGTGGATATGCTTCACAAGACATAGCTACCATCTGGTTTAGCGTAAATAAAAAAGTTCCATTAAAGGCTACAACAATTGCAAAAAATCATAAATTTAGAGTTGGAGAGAAGTTGTGGTTAACTTCTTCTCCAGGAGGTTCCTATCCATTATTAAGTGATGGTATATTTGGTGGTTGGTGCCAATCAAGCGTGTTTTTTTTACGCCCTGGAGGTTATTACACTGGAGGCGTTTCTCCTGGGAGTTCTGGTGGGGGGATATTCAATAGTAGACAAGAATTAGTTGGAATGGTAAGCAGGGTATTGTCTACCCCTTATCCTATCGGGTCTAACGATCACCGGCATATTATCCCTATTTTACACCCACAAGGTGGAGTATTTATTCCATTTACGAGCAAAAAAATTGATGGTCTATTTTTAGAAAAAATTAAAATGACCGAAGAAAGGAAAAAAAATGCAAGTTAAAATTAAGAAGCTACATCCAGATGCAATTATCCCACAGTATCAAACAAAAGGTTCAGCAGGTTTTGATGTTCATGCATTGGAAGAAGTCCGTCTTCCATCAGGACAAAGAGGTATAATAAAAACCGGATTAGCTTTTGTGATTCCAGAAGGATTCGAATTACAAATTAGACCAAGAAGTGGGTTAGCTACCAAGTACGGCATAACGATTACCAACAGTCCCGGGACACTCGACAGTGATTATACTGACCAGCTTTTTGTATGTTTACACAACCTCGGAGATATGAACTTTACCGCTCATAAAGGTGACAGAATTGCTCAATGTGTTGTGAATAAAATCGAAGTCGTTGATTTGGTAGAAGTAGAAGAATTTTCCGCAGAAGATATGGAAAAAGATCGTGGTGGAGGTTTCGGTTCAACAGGAGTTGGCACAGAAAAAATGATAAAATATGGAGAACAAAAAAACTAGAATTATCCATATAATTTAAAAACAAGGATTTCCGAGTTAATTTTCCGAATTAAAGATGATTAACTCGGGAATTTTTTTATGGATATAACTGGAAATAATGTGGCTTTTTTTTATAGAGCCGGGGACGCAGACAGCCTTGAAGTCGCTGAATACTACAGAGACGCCAGAAACGTCCCTGGAGACCAGCTAGTGGCCATAGCGTGTTCAGATGAGGAGATACTGAGCAGTCAGGCGTCTTTCGCCGCTGAGGTAGAAGACCTTGTTAATACAGCCATTACTACTCCTCCACTCAACGGTCGTGATATATATGTTATAATTTTAGGATATAATGTCCCTGGTGGATTTTATGATGGCCAAGATTTAATTTCTTCTGTATCTCGTATTATGAGAATTGGTCACGCATATACAAAAAAAGAAGGAAACACTTTCTATATACAAAAATCTGAAAATAATCTGTATGAACCAGCTGATACAGGTTACGCTTATATTGTTGCTAGAATTGATGCACCAACTGTAGATGCCGCAAAAAATATTATTGACAATAACACTCAATTCATAAGACAAAGAGTTGTCAATGGTAGATTCTATCTCGATCCATATTTTGGACTATCAAGTGAACTCTATGATGTTTATCAAGCGGTTCTTTACGAATTTGCGGCGAAAAATATTCCGCAGTTAAAAATTCCATTAAGAATGACAGTCACTGACGATCCGTATGTAGATCCTTGTTTTGCATGTTTAGAACAAGATAGCTTTTATTGGGGTGGGCTTGCCGATTACGCATCTGACAGCTTTTTCCTTAGTACGAACACCGCCAGAGTTTTCCTCTATAGCATGGATACAGAACCTGCTGCCACTGTAAAGGATACTACGGAAACACAATGGGTAGAAGTAGCGTTGAGCAATAGCTATTGCTCTGCCGCTGGCGGAATGTCGGCCACATCTCCTGATGAATTTTTAAGTGCTGGTGGATTTTTTACTACGCTAGAAGAAGGAGGAATTATTGGAGAAGCTTTTTTGTTTAGTCTTCCATATTTCAATTGTCCAATCACATTTATCGGAGACCCACTTGCGACTACAACTTTTCCAGAATATAATACAGACACAGCGAATCAACCCAATCTATTTTGTACCAGCTATGGATTTACGGCTGCACCCTATGGTTTCTTAATCAACATAGATGATATAGAATTGCCAGATTCAGACGATTGTTGGAACGATGATGGAGACAGATTTAGAATATCTGCCATTAATGTAGATCCAAATGGATTATATCGTTTGAAATTAACTGACAATTGTTTGTGGTCAAAAAGATTACCATACGCTCTGACCAGTATAAGGTGGTTTAACCCTATTACCGATCCAGATCCATGTAACGACATACCAACATCTATTGCTGATGGTGAAGTAGTACAACATCACCTCGACATTTCTATGACAATTAGTAAAGTTGCTTCATCTACAGGTGTTTATTATGTACATACTACAATTCAGACACCAAGACAAGATGTTGGACATACAATAAAACCTGCCGGATATATTAAAATATTTGATGGAGGGTTCTACTACCATTCTATGACCAGAGATTGGGAAACATATATGTTTAATACATATTTAGATTATTCTATAGATACTAATTCTGTTGTAGGAAAAAACGGTACGATACAAATTAATAAACAATATTTTATTAACGGTCAGGAGTCGGTATTTCTGTAATGGCTAATTTAAGCGAAACTTGGCTCACATGCCATAATAACATAGCGAAATCAATCGCTCTTATGTATGTCCAGCAGGCCCAAGCTCAGGCTGCCTATGCATATGTCGTTGCCAGTCATGATGTTCCTACTGAAGTGGATTTATTGTACCCAATGATTGACGCTTATAATCCCTATACTGATGAATCGAGAATAGGGTTATTTAAGCCGGTGGTTGAATATCTAATAGAATTAGCCAGAAATGGCTTTGTGGCTGAATACAATTCCGTATATGCTAAAATAACGGGTCAATTTGTAGAAAGTTTAACCCTTAATGAATTTTTGGGGTTAAAAGGATACAAAATAAGTCAGGTTATACTTGATGTATTGTCTTATACTGAGAATTATTCAATAGAGTATCCACAACAATCTGGTGATAATTTGTCTAATCTGCATGGTGTCACTCAAGATGCACAACAAACACAGATAAAACTTATCCCAGAATTATATGTCAATCCGCAAAATATCTACACTGAGGGGTATTGGGAATTTAATACATCGGTGTCTAATACGGGATGTATTGGGAATTTTTATGATTTTATATTAGAAGTAGCTACTGATGTTGCGTTTACAAATATTTTACAAACTCTGGACACGAGAACATCGGTGATAGGTTGGAGTTATGAAACAGCAGAAGATACAGAGGGAAACATATACTATGATTTTTTCCCAGAAGGAGGACTATATAAAGAGTATATAGGAAGAAAAGTCCGTTTCACAAGTATGCCAAGCATAATAGACACAACGAATATGGGAAGAGGCGACTCATATTACACAAGGATAACAAGAATAGTTGATGATGCTGTTTGTGATGTGGTTATAGATGAAGATGTTGTATACACATAAGGAGATAGTGGTTGATAGATCCTATTACATATAAATCAATCGCAGATACATTTTCATATAATTATGATGATACTATCCTTATGTCCAAATATTTACAGTTGGCGTATAATGAAATTAATTATTATGTTACTAATAACGAATACGATGATGCAACAAAAAACAAAATGGCAGGACACTCTTTAAGAGATTCTATTAACAATGTTTTAGACAGAGAAATAGATAGTAGAAGACTTGACGACGCTTTGGACCAAGTAGAAGCGGTAAAAGCCCTCCAATTCCATGTCACTTTTCATTATGGGAGTGTTAATGGGTTTCTACTAGATAATAGTATAACTGTAATGTGTAGTTTTGCCGTCCTATCTGAAAAGGCAGGATATACGATTGATGAGATTCATATCGATCCTCCATGTGATATTAGTTCGTCAAGCTCGTCAGAATCGTTATCTTCTTCCTCAAGTGTATCTACTGAGTCTACTTCAAGCTCATCTTCAAGTACGTCGTCAACATCTTCATCAAGTACGTCGTCAACATCTTCATCAAGTACGTCGTCAACATCTTCATCAAGTACGTCGTCAACATCTTCATCAAGCAGTTCGTCGAGTGAGACTTCTATTAGCAGTCCAAGCTCCAATACTCCAAGCTCAAGCAGTTCTAGTTCTAATACTCCAAGTTCATCGAGTTCTAGTAGTTCAAGTTCTAGCAGCCTAAGTTCTAATACTCAAAGTTCATCGAGTTCAAGCCCAAGCAGTAGCTCAAGCTCGAATACGCCGAGTTCAACGAGTAGTAGTTCTTCGAGTAGCAATACTCCTAGTTCGATTTCAAGTAGTTCTGAGAGTTCAAATACTCCAAGTTCCAGTAGTTCTAGCTCGACAAGTTCGAGTTCGGAAACTTCTCTATCGAGTAGTTCAAGCAGTTCGAGTTCAAGCAGTTCGACGAGTTCTTCGTCAAGTAGTTCAAGTTCGAACACTCCAAGCTCTAGCTCAAGTTCGAACACTCCAAGCTCTAGCTCAAGTAGTTCTTCGAGTTCTAACACCGAAAGCTCAACAAGCTCAAGTAGTAGTAGCTCAAGTACCTCCAGTTCAAGCAGTTCCAGTAGCTCGCCTTCCAGCCAATCTGTTGAGACCCCTTCGAGTAGTTCCAGCAGTAATACTCCAAGTTCTACTTCAAGTTCAAGTAGTAGTTCTCCAAGCAGTCCAAGTTCTGAAAGTTCTAATACTCCAAGTTCGAGTAGTAGCTCTTCAAATTCAAGTAGTAGTTCTCCAAGCAGCCCAAGTTCTGAGAGTTCTAACACTCCAAGTTCGAGTAGTAGTTCTTCAAGTTTAAGTAGTAATACTCCAAGTTCTACGAGTTCTTCTTCGAGTTCGCCAACTTCCGAAAGTTCTCAGAGTTCTAACACGCCAAGTTCTAGCTCAAGCTCTTCTGGGGTACTACCTCTGGTGATGACAATGAATCCAGTTGTTCAAAGTAATAAACCAAACCTTTGGGCTCCTGGAATTAGATATGACAAGCCTATAGCAAGTGGACTTGTGGCATACTGGCCATTCTGGGAAGGTGGTGGTGATAAGGTGCATGATGCTAGTGATTTTGGTCGTCACGGCACAATGGTAACAATGGAACCGGAGACCGATTGGGGCTATGGTCCAAACGGTACTATATTAGTGTTCGACGGAGCAAACGATAATGTTTCTATCGCTGATAGTTACACGTGGTTGCCACATAATGAAATAACGATTGCTGCACGTTATAGGAATGATAACCAACAGCAGTCTGCATTAATCGCATGGAACCAAGGTAGCTTTACTAATCGTATCGGAGTTCAGGCTCCGTGGTCTAATGGAGAATATTATTGGGACTTTGGCAATTCAACTGGAGACGGGAGATTGACTGGTACATGGCCAGGAGTTGAAGGGGAATGGGGGACGATTGCTGTAACATCTGGTCCAAAAGGTAAAAATGTATATTGGAATGGAGTTCTGATAAATAGCAATAATACGAGTTCTTCAATTACTTCTGCCACACAACCATTATTGATTGGATCGGCCCTGACTACGAGCCAAAGGATGGCGGGGGCTTGTGACTATATAATAATGTGGAAGAGGGCACTAACTTATGCTGAAATTTTGGAATTGTATCATGATCCATATGGATTAATAACTCCAAAGAAACAGGTACGTATATAATAGGGAATAAATAATGCCAAGAAAAGAATATCATAAATTAAGTACGCTACTAGAAGACGTTCAATCGTCTTTTAAAGCTGAATCTTCTATATTTGCCATTCCCGATATTATAACTTTTTGTGAAGACCCTCAATATCTTGGGTTAAAAACATTTAATCAATATCAAGAGGTTATGACAGATTTGTATCCTATGCAAAAAATAATTCTAAAGATTTTTTATAGAGGTTCACGTGGTAATGAAAACCTTAAGCTTACGCCTGATGAAATACAATTTTGTAAAGATGCCCATTTAGATGACGGAGAACATGGGGATGCTTTAGAAAAGTATTTTATGAATTATAAATTCAGAGATTTAGTCCTTGTTTGGGGAAGGCGTTCTGGGAAGACCTTCTTGTTCTCTATCATAGCTGCATACGAAGCGATGAAATTGATTGAGACTCCAGGCGGTGATCCATATGCCATATATGCTAAAGGAAGTGGATCTCCTATATCTATTCTTACGGTAGCAAGCTCATCAGACCAAGCTAATCTGGCTTTCATGGAGATCAAAGAAAAGATAATTAACAGCCCATATTTTTCTGACAAATATATGACACCAGAAGGAATTGGGGCAGATTCAATTTGTCTTTTAACACCAAAAGATAAGCACGACAATCTTGAAAGAAAACATAGAAAAATAGCAAGCAAAAAGGGAAGCATTATCATCGAAGTTGGTCACAGCAACTCAAATACGCTGCGTGGTAAATCCATCCACACACTGCTGTTTGATGAGATGGCCTCATACAACGTGACATCGGGTCCATCTTCTGATGTAAGACTTTATCAGGCTTTAGAACCGGCAGTCAATACTTACTTTAGAAAAGTCAAAGTATTTGACAAAGATGGAAATATAGTATTAGATAGATATGGAAATCAGAAAGAGAAGAAAGAATTCGATGGTAAAATTATTTGCATATCATCTCCTATGGGCAAAGAAGGAGTGTTGTTCGACCTATATAGCAAGTCCCCACAGAGACAGAACAGAGTATCATGTAGACTTCCATCATGGGATGTAGACCCTAATCTGTCTGAACAAGATTTACGGGATGTTAGTAATTTACCGGATGAAGAATTCCGCCAAGAATATGGTGCCGAGTTTGCAGGTACGGCTGGTACTACTTTTTTTCCGAGAGAATGTATAGAAGACATCTTCGAAGCGACTCGTGGAATGCAATTTTCAGACTATGGAGAACCAGGGATTCCGTATTTTGCCCATCTAGATCCAGCAAGTACAAGTCATAATTATGCATTGGTTGTTTGTCATAAGCGTATTTTTATGAACAGGGAAACAAGGGTATCTGATTACTGTATTATTGTTGACCATATTAAATATTGGAGTCCCCAGGCCGGACAACCTATCCTTGTGGAAGAAGTTGACAAATATATGGAACAATTAAAGAGTCGTTTTTTCTTAGCATCCGTTACATTTGACCAATGGAATAGTGCAGGAAGTATACATAAATTACAAAAACTTGGGATTCCTGCGAAATGCACGAAGTTCGATAATACCTATATCATGAAAATATATGATGAATTGTATAATCTTGTCGTTAGCAAAAAAATCATTATTCCGTATCATAAGCTATTAAGGGACGAAATGCTCGGTCTTCAAAGGAAACAAACTCCCCGTGGATACAAGAAAGAACCGAGTAAGACAGGGATGGTAAAAACCGATGACATAGTGGACGGATTAGCGGGTGCCGCGTATATGGCTATACAGGCACAATTCAATAGGTTACAGAAAAGCCATTTAGTGAATACCGGTCGAGGTACATCTTCTGGTGCTCATTTATGGCAGTCGATGTCTGGTCCGATTGGATATGGAACTGGGCCACAAGTTGCTCAGAGATTAGAAAAGATTAATTCGTGGCCAAATAGCAAAAGGTGATTTTTAAAAAAAACAGAATAAAGAATATAGTATTAAAGTATTTGGAGAAAATAATGGTTAAATTTAATTTAAAGAAACAATCTGATAGCGTAACACCTTATCCAAAAAGGTTAGTTAAACAAGTTGATGATTATGATGTTAGACCGGAAGAAGCAAAGAATTATACGAAACTTCTTGAAAAGGGTAGAAAAAATCCGGCAGGTGATAAAAACTATGAGAAACTACTTAATGATTCAACAAGAGTAGAATCAAGCAACAAAATCACCGACGGCCAATTGGAAGCAGAATCCAAACAAAGGCATGACGATGGTGTTCCTTTAATGGATATGGCAAAAAAGGTTACAACTGACAAAGATCCAAAGTCGGAAACCAAGAAATCATTCTGGGATGCCTATGTCGGTGATGACATCTCAGAAGACCAGAAGACTAAAGTTGTTGGTAATACTCAGAGAAGTCAGTTATTATCGAACTATGATACCAGAGAAGAGTTTGAAAAAAGCAATCCATCCGTGAAGAAAAGTGAAGCAGCTAACAGATTATTGGTTGCAGATGCGGTTCTGTATCATACATATAGGGTAGCCGCTGCTGAAGATAGGGATCTAACGGTATCAGAAAATAAAATCGTAGAACAAGTTAATAAAGAAAAAACTGACATTTTAGAGTCACTGTAAATAAATGAGAGTAATTACTACGGGTAATTTTACGCATCGTGAAATATTTGCGTTGCGTGGCAATATTGAGAGGATGAATGATCCTATCAAAGACCCGTATGCACATGGAGTTCCAGGAGAAATATCCGATGGACTGTCATATTTAACACAAATGGGAGATGAAAGCGGGATGTCAGGATCGTCTTCTATGGGTGGAACAAGGGCCAGAAAAGGGTTCCCCCGTGGAACCAGTTCAAAAGAAGATGAGTATGACGAACAAAGAAAAAGAGATATCCCTGCATCGGATCATATGTTTATCAGCGACAATAAAAGTCAAAGAGAAATAGATTTAAGGAAAGGGAATCTGATAGGAAGAGGGGGAAATGATGATACTTTTACCGATGAAAGAGAAAGGCCAGTCCCAGATGACGAAATTTGGCGAGATGTAAACAGAATTCAGAATATGACTGAAATTGGTAGAACAAATGAAGGAATTGGTCGAATAAATAAGAGATATAGGTCAGTTAAAGAGAGAGTTAAAGGAGCTTACAAATGAGTAGTCACAAATTAAGAGTCAATCCAAAAATAGTAAGAGGAGAAATCGTTATCCCAACAATCAATTACCCAATACAAAGTGGGCATACAGTCATGTTGGAAGAAGAAGATTTTCAGAAGAGTGATATTCAAGCATCATTAAAGAACGGTTTTTTGATTGAGGAACCGATTAATGTTGATGTTATTGTGCCGGATGAGGCATTTGTTGATGCTTCTGATAGTCTATTTAGAGAAGATTTTGAGGAAGAGGAAGAAGTAGAAGATCTTATTCCAGAACCTCCTACGAAAAAATCTAAGGTCTTATTCAGAAGCAAGAATGTTAAGGGACAGGATATTAACGAAGTTGTTAGAGAAATTAATGAGAAGACTGCTGCACGGGACGATGAATTTGAAATTGATCCTCGGGATTTTGACAATACTCATACGACTCCTATGGTTTGGGATGGCAGCAATCAACAGGCATTAACTGCTAAAGAAGGCAGAAAAAAGGTGATGAGTGATTTATCAACGATGGATTTGTCAGTTCAATCTGGTGATATAGATTTTGATGTACAAGAACCCATTAAAAAAATTTCCAAAAAGACAAGAAAAAAGTTTCAAAAGAAGACTTTGCCGGTCCCGGATCTTGGAGATATAGATTTAGTATATGAAAACACAGTTCCTGATTTAGGATTTGTGGACCAAGAACAGACGGCTGCACGAATTGCCGACCATCCCGTTCTGAGCAAAAAAACTAAAAAAGTTAAAAAGACTAGAGTGAAAAAAGCCAAAATGAATGAGGAAATCGAGTGAGGTGAGAATAATTGTATCTAAAAAATTCAAAAAGAGAGAAAAGAAAAAAAGGACAAAAAAAGACAAAGAATTTGTTACATATTGGGGCGTGTTAGAACCGCCTCCTTATCCAGAATTAATGATTGCTAACGAAGACACTATTACAAAAACTGCAAAAGAATAAGAAATGCTTAATACTTGGGAAACGCTTATTGGAGAACTCGCAATTTTTGGCATTAAATTGGTTAATGCCAGAGAGTGTTCAATTTACGATAACGGAAAATATATAGATACAAATATTGACAAAGCACTTGGAAGTGTAAAAAAAAGAATTATTAACAATGGAAAGGTTTTTGAGAAAGAACTCAAAGATTTGTTATTTATTCTACAACAGGAACAACCATTTGGAACTAAAGATCCTCTTGATGAATTATCTTTAAAGTTATTTATCCATTCTTTAAAAGATTTGAATGATTTAATTCAATTCATATGCGAAAATTTTGTTTTTACAGATGAAGAATTACGAAAAATTTTACCTCAACAAATAAAAATCGCATTAGAAAAAGATTATACACAATTTCCAAAAGACATAATCTTGACATTGCCTGACAATAAAATTATTTTAGATTGGATTTTCAGGGAGATGTCACTTTTAGCCTATATACAAACATTACTCCGTTTTGCTAAATTAGGACCAACTAAATTATCTCAAATCCAAATTAAAACAGCTAGAGGTGTATCAGGCCCTTGGGCCAACCTAGATCTGCCAATGCTTGAAAGAAAATATCCATGGCACGATATTGTTGAAGAATTAATGGGCAGAGATAGAGATAAGAAAAGGCAGAGAAGATACAAGAAAGGATTTGATTATTATAATGACCCCTATGGACGAGCGGGAGAAGGACACTATTGGCGAGAGATGAGAAACGAACCTTATTCGTGGAGTCAAAGGTCAACAGAGAGTCCGTATCCATCAAGAAATCAATTAACAGGGTGATAAAATGAGTAAGATTTTCATATTAGAGGATTGTCCGCAAAGAATTGAGTGGTTTAAGAAAACTTTTTCCGACTGTGAATTAGTTATTACGGCTGACGTGAATACCGCGTTTAACGAATTAACCAATAAACAATTTGATATAATTTTTCTGGATAGGGACTTAGGCAGTCCTCACACTACTGGTGAAGATTTGGCGTGGGAAATGAAGAATAACAAAGTTGCATCGTCAACTCCTATTATTGTCCATTCGGAGAACGCACGTGCTCATAGAGTAATGCCAAGATATTTGAGATCATATCACGAAGATGTTACCGTACTTCCATTCGGCAGACTTAAAAACTATTCAAAAAATGAAATATTTAAAATGAACAAGTTAGGTGTATCAGATGAACCTAAAAAAGAATCCCAGAACTCTACTATGAATACATTTTTACAGATGCAATCTCCGGAATCACAGCAAAAGACACAAGCAGCGGATGCGTTATTTAGACTATGGTCCAGTCAAGGAAACAAAATAAGCCAGACAAGGTATAGAAAACCCTCCGATATTTCCTCTCAAGATATAGAATACATGTGTAAAGAAGGGTTGACAAAAACAGTTGGGAATAATCTGGAAATTACGAATATGGGTTCTGAAATTATAAAAATTATGATTTTAGGAGATAACCGATGTGCATTGGAAAAAGATTATGATACTCCAATTGATATACGAGTGGCACAAGCAAATATAAAGAAAAAGAAGAAAAAAGGAAGCAAAAATGAGAATGATTGGTGGAGCCGATTCATGCAATGAGATTCGTAGTATACAAACAAACGAGAAGAGTTCCCAAAAAAGAGCCCGTCAAGCGGACTCTTCTTTGGTATGATAAGCTCTACGGCAAGATGCAAACATATGAATGCACTAAATTAGAATTTGATTATAAAGAAGAGAAATTTGTAGAAGTGCCAAAAAATGGTATTCTTCATAAAATTCCTGAAGAAGAAGCCACGCAAATTCAAAAAGATGTACTCGGAGTAAGAGGAGTTTGGTGTATGAGACCAAAACCTATGACTTATGACAAGAAGGTTATAACTAAAGAGGAAATTAACCCAGCCGAACAATGGTTTAACAAGTTTATTAATTATAGTAGTCTTGATATTTCTATAGTTGATATGGATAATAATAGTATAACATTCCAAGTTGATAAAGGAAAAGACGCTGACAATTTTGAAGATGAACTATATAGAAATAGGTTCGATTATAAGAGATTAAATTAAATGCGAAAAAAAGTTTTATATATTGAGGTTGCTGATACTCCATATAAGCATCAACAGGGATTAATGTTCAGAAAACATCTTCCTAAACATGCTGGTATGTTATTCAAATTTCCTCAATCCAGGAAATTACAATTTTGGGGGATGAACACATTTATTCCATTGGATATTGCTTTTATTTCCAATGATAATAAAATAACTAAGATAGGAAGAATAAAACCTTATGATTTGACGGCTATTGCTAGTGATGAAGAATGTTGTATGGCACTAGAAGCTAATGATGGTTACTTTGGTTCTAACGGAATTAAAGTTGGTGATGTAATAAGGATAGAGAGAAAAGATAATACAGATATTATTGTGTTTAATCCGGACGATACAGTCCCTGATATATCTTTAAAAGATATTTTTAGTTAGGAGCAAAAAATGAGAGTTATTAAAACTACATCATATGAGAAAAAGGCGATTGATAGATTCCCAGATAAACCTGTGTTTAAAGAACCGCAGGATAGTTCTGATAAGTGGGAAGCAGAAATCATAAGAGATGGAATTGAGATACCCATAACAGTCAGTTATGATTATGAAGGGGGAGATCCATCTACTGGATTTGCTGCTAGTCTTGAGTTATATAACGCAGTTGAGACAGATACTGGTAGACCTGTTACGCTAGAACCTCAAGAAGGAGAATATATACGACAAGCGATTCAAAAAGGGCTTCAGGAACAATCACAAGTACCAGATTTAGATGAGTCCGGAGAACAATGGTAAGGATAATCTCCACTAAAAAGTTTGCTCAAGTAGCACCCGTGGACCCGAACGATCCATACTTGTATGACGAGTTTGGGAAGGCTGTTTACGATCAAAGGGGGATACAAATGCGTCGCCCAACTCTAAAGGATGACAATAGACCTTTTGATAACAGTTTGGACACATTAACTCCTGATGATATTGGGTCAGATTTTTTAGTAGATGACAGAGAAGATGAAGGAGAATTGCCAACAGAACCAGAAGGTAAGGAAATAGAAGAAAAGGAATATCCTGAATTCAATACTTTATTTCAGGCGTTCAGATGGGGAAAAGAAAATAGAGAAGTAATGAGGTTTTATTATATTACTGTTAAAGGGACTTATATTATAAGAGATATAGAACCTCACGGAGATTTTTGGGCACGTACTACTTTGAAAAGAATATTAGTAACATGGGATGAGACAGCCGAAGCAAGCGGAATGGCTGCCCAAGGAGGAATCCCATTTGCTAGAGCGTTTAGGTTAGAAAATGTACAGAAGTATGATTTTATAGGGAAACAGTTTGAACCGAAATTTAATTTCTCAACAGTTCAGCACAACTATAAGAGAAGATTGAGAAGAAGGAAGCAGAAAAGAGAACGTGATAGAGAAAACAATAACTTAATGTAAAAGGTGTCATTATGACTGAACAATCAAATTTTCCAATAGCGATTAAGGCAATTACGGATATGGCTGATTATTACGACAGTAAGAATAAGCCAAAATTAGCTGAGAAATTAACGACTGTAGCTAGAAATCTCGTCAATATCAAAACCGCTCAATTTGTAGGTGGTCAAGGATATTGGGTTAGAAATACTCGTTGCTGGGATAATTGTTATAGACAGAAGAGAGCTACAGATACGACAAAGACCGCACAAGAAGTGTGGACGGCATGTCATGAAGAATACCTAAAATCTATTAATGATTCTGAAAGTGGTTGGGAAAAGTATGCGGAAAATATAGGAACTTTTAAATTTGCCGGAAAAAATATGCAGAACACGATTAAAACCGCAGCACAAACATTCCATAAAGAAATGACAAAAAGAGTCAAAGCAGGAGTCGAAGTTGGAGTTGCCGTCCATGCTACTATCCAAGACAATATAGAAAAATATAACAACTCATTTATAGATGAATTACAAGAATTAACAAAAATTGCCACTTATCTAAAAGAACATAAACAAAAGAAAGAAGCTGCTACTCTTACTGGTGTTGCAAATGAATTAATAAAAGAAGCAAGATGGTGGAATCCTTTGGAGTGGGGAGATGGGCAGTATATAACACAAATCAGAGAGCAAGTAACTACTATAGTAGATAATTTAGAAAAAAGAATACAACAATTAGGATATCATAGCTCGCCTCAAGAGATACAGCAATCGATGAAGGAATTATACGGAGAGATTACTCAGGGTGGACAATCTGGGCAATTAAGTCCTAATAATGGGCAGGTTTCAGGGGGTAATGTCCTGTATGGTATCGGAAGTATCATAAGACAAATTAAAGATCCAAAACTCAAACAACAGGCCACTGGTATTTTTACTAATACTCAAAGTATTATTTCTAATTTAATGAGAGCGGATACGGTAGAGACTTTATACACTGCGATAAGGAATTTCAATAATATAAATTCAGATATACAACAGATGGAACCAATGCAGCAAGGACAACCGGACACACAGCAACCTGCACCTTCTACAACTGTCCCCATGTCTCAAACACCTCCGCAAGGTGGACCTACAGATGTTCCAACGGAGACAGCCGTGAACCCTCCTAGTCCTAAAAGGAACATGGTGGATATGCTAAAAGGATATGTGACAAATGCCCTTTCTAGTAAAGATCCTCAAGTATTAGAAAATTTACATAGTCAATTAAACGATTTACAGGTACAAGTAAATTCATATATTGAAAATGCGAAAAAAAGAATCGAAACAGAAAAACCACGTTTATATACTGATGAGAGTCAACCCCAGACAACATCTCCTAGTGGATGGGAAAGCACGTTTCCTCCAGAACAAGCAATAGAACCAGCCGCCACTGTGCCACCGGTCAAGAAAAAAAGAAAGTCAAGTGTCAAAAAGAATAAGCCAGCGGCAGTCACTGATAAGCCAGTGGCCAGAAACCCACTTGATGGAGTATAATTTAAAATGACAGAAAAATATTATAAAAAGAGTAAAGGAATATTAAGGAAAATAAAGTAAGTATAGAAACAAGTACAATTGTTATAGTACAATATAAGGAGTAACTTATGAAGTTCGTGACTAATAAGATCAATTTACAACCTGGGAATTTTGCTGATTTCGTTCAGAAAACTCTTGCCAAAAACCTTGTCAAGACAGCAGAAAAAGATGAAGCGGAAAGTAGTGGACAGCCTGAAGCAGAAGCAAAACTAGTTAATGACCCAAAGAAAGAAGGCGGAAAGTCTGGAAAAGCTGATAATAGTGAAGCCCCAAGTAGTGGACAGCCAGAAGCCGAAGCCAAGCTGGTTAATAAGCCAAAGGTCGAATGCGACACAAACGAAGAAGTTAAAAAAGCTGATGGAAAACCGTTCGGCGGAAAACAGGCACCACCTTTTAAGAAAAAGGATGACAAGAAAAAGGATGACGAAGAAGATAAAGAAGATAAAGAAGATAAAGAAGATAAAGAAGATAAAGAAGATAAAGAAGATAAAGAAGATAAAGAAGCTTCCCGGAAAATGTCTTTCGTTAAACTGTCAGCATTGAACGGACCAACAAAAGAAATGTTGAGAACATACTGGCGAACACTATATCCTGCTGATTACGTCGATGCAATGCTTGCCGAGAAGTAATATAGGATAAGTCGTTTTATTGATTTTAAACCAAGGAGAGTTAGTATGCCAATTGTTCCCAACGGGAAGAAGCGTATAATGGAAGCTCAATATCCTCCTGGTCAAGGAGATCAATGGGGAACCGATTTTTTAGGCTCCTCTGGCGATTTTCCTTCAGACCAACAAGGTGGACCATCTGTAGATATGGATATAGAGCAACCAGTAGAACAAATTAATCTCGAAGAAACACCAGAAGCGAGCCAAGAGGGTGATACTAGTGTCAATGAGTTTATCTATAAAAAGTTAGAGAGTTTTGGATATCCTCCTCGTAGGATTGAAGAGTTCTCTGATGAATTTATAGAAGAAAAAATTTATCCAGGTGGAGTGAAAGACGTTACTATAGTCCTTCCTGATAGATATTATGGAAAAAAGAAACCAATATCCGATCCAGATTTGACACAAATTGTCAGTGAAATTCAGACCCAATTTGGCCTAACAATGACGGATGCATTGCGTAAAGAGAAGAAGGTTACTTTAAACTTTACTTCTCAACCTTCTTCTCCAGAAGACGAGGAGGATCAGATGATGGGGGACGATCTTGATGAAATTTTTGGTGGAAAAGGCCCAGGAAAAACTAAAAAAAGAACTAAAGACAGGAGTAGATTGGCACAAACAATCACAGAGATTATTGAAGCAAGTCGATCAGGATTGTTAGTGAAGTTAGCCAAACTCTCCGAGGAGAAAAAGAATGATTAATAAGAATGAAGATGCCCATAGAATTAAATTTTTAGAAGAAGCAATATCAGGTCCAAGTACACCGAAAGAAAAACAAAAACCATTACACAGTACGGACCCAATTGAAAAGACGCCCCGTATTGAAGATGTTAGGAACGATCATTCTATATTGAGTGCTGGTATTGGACATATTAAAGATACAGGTGGTCCAAAGCAGCAACTTGGTACTCAAACTAATAATAGCATTTGGGATTCTGAGATATTAGAGAGATTAGCCGGTACTCCATCTAATAAAGAAAAAACCTTAGAAACGAAAGAAAATATAAATAGATTAAGAAATTCTTTAAAACAGGGTAGAATTGATGAAATGGTTAAGTCTTTGCAAAGTACAGATACAAGAAAAGACGCTGGAGTCCGCAATATCGGAGAATATACAGAACGTGGTGCAAAATATCAAATGCCTACAAGACATATGAGTATATTCGATTCTGATACAGACTTTGGTAGAGTTCCACAAAAAACAGCAGGAGAAGGTGTTACAGAAGAAGTTAACAAACCCAAAGAAAAAGATGATTCATGGAAAGATGTTAAGGGCACGAAAAAAGTTAACAATGCTTTGGATAACTTTTTCGATCATCTAACAAAAAACGATAATAAATAATGCCTGGAATTGACAATGTACAGAATTTACAAGCTGCAAATGGAATGGCAGAAAATCTTACGGTTGCCATTAATAACCTTCGAGGGGTGATGGGAGGAGTTGTAGCCGGAGATGTTTCAGAAGATGTAACCAATCAGTCTCAGTCTGTAGACGCACTTAATATGCAAATTGTACAATTGACTCAATTAGACGAGTCAGTTAATAATTCCTCGGTAGCAATGGAAGATTTGAAGCAACAGGTTAAAATCCTTGTTACTACAATGGTCAGTGCCAGAGATGCTAATTTACAAGCAACGATTTCTGCTCCACAACAATCACAACAATCTGCTCCACCAATCGCAGCATCTGGAACTTTCAATTTGAAGAAACAGAGTCAATTTCCGCCAGTGCCACAGCCAATACAACCACCTGTCCCACAACAAGAAGGAATTCCATTACAAAATGAAGAACCTATAGAAGAGTTTAAGTTTATGGATTCTGCCGAATTAAGAGATTGGATGGAACAACAAGTAGATTCTGAATTTGTAAGAGAAAAACTTCTTAATGAAGCAGACAATGAGAAGTCCGATTTAATTGCTGATGCAATTAAACGATTTTTTGAAACAATAGTTGAGGAAGAAAAATTAGATTATGCGGAGGAGATTTGGGACAATATGCCAAATAGTATAAAAATAGAAAGTCCGCAAGTACAGGAGGGTGTGATGGAAACCAATTATGTGCCAAGAGAAAAGGCAGCAGAGACGGTTCAAGAGGCCAATGATTCTATTAAAAAATTGGCACAAGAAGATGCTAAAAAAGCAAAAACATATAATTTACACAAGTCTGCTCAAGCCAAATCAATGGAAAATGTTATTTTGTTTGGCCCTGGACAAACATATGTTGACCCCTTCACAAGACAACCAGCTTCAGAATGGAGTTTAATAGAACGGAATAAGGGTTTTGGATTAGTTGTAGATGATGTTTGGAATATTGATTGGGAAAGAGTATGGCGTCAAAATGTGATGGACAAGTATAGTCGTCCATATAGAGATGGTGATGGAAATTGGGTTGGTGGTTATATTCAAAAACGATTTGAAGTTGACAAATGGATTCCAGAAAAGAATAATCTTCAATTAAAACCTGGGCAATTAAGAAAAGATTATATCCCAGAAGAGAGATTAACAGAATCAAGAATGGTTGCTCAAAGAGCAAGTGCGAATTGTCCTTATGAATCTGCCGATAAAACAAAACCATTTAATTGGAAAGAAGCATCAAAAAAACAAGCAGGATTACCAGAGTGGATAGCTAAACCTCTCAAAACTGACGAGGAACCTTTTCACGCAAAAAATAAATTAAGACAAGAAGAGGAAGATGAAATAGCAAGAGAAAATGCCATGAGAAGAGAAAAAAAGGAAAGAGAATTAGGTAGGGATCTATCTGTCTTGCAGGGTAAACCAGTTAGAAGGCCCTATAGAAAACAAGTCGGAAAAACAATTTTCGATTCCACAGAATCATTTAATTTAAAAGAAGCATCTGCTAAAAAAAAAAGTTAGCATATCTGCCTGATACAGAAAGCCCTTTATCTAACGAACCTAAGCATCGTCGATCTCCTGCTAAGGTTTGGTTTGAGGGGAAAAAACCAAATCCGACTGGTGGAGTACAGTATGCCTGTCCTATTTGTGAAACACTTCTGGATACTACCGTTTTAGCTGATGGTGCAAAACCTCGTTGTAAGAATTGTACTGATGCTAGAGGACTTGGACAAGAAGGTGTTCAAATAGGATATAAGAATTGTCCTGATACAAAAAAAATACAATTCCCATCACAACAACCATTACAGAGGGCTGCTTCTAAGAATAAAATCGCAAAAAAGAAACTATCCCCAGAAGAACAAACAAAAAGATTAAAAAAACAAATTAATAGAACTCATGGACCTATGAAAGAAAAAGCAAAACAACATACGATTCCAGCAGAATTATCTGATTGTGGTGTTAATGATTGTGAGAGCGAAGATTTTAATATGCTTAATGCTCCAGATTCCGATATAAAAAGAAAACAAAAAAATTTAAAAGCCATTGACAATTCATTATTTGATTTAGAAATTGATGGTTAAAAAGGAAAATCAAAATGGGAATTAAATTCTCCATGAGTAATAGACAAGTGAAGAGGAAATTCTCAGCCTATTCAAGAGGTGTTGGATCGTCTCAATCAGGAGGTCAACATTACGCATCATCAGGTAATGCAAATACACCATTAACAAAGTCTATTGTAGAAGCCTATACAAAAACAGGACAGGCAATGGGAGCAGGCGGCGGTCTACCAAATGTCATGTATGGACAGCCTATGTTCTTTTCACCACTTCATACCCCTCAAAACTGGCAAATTGCCAGTAAAAAAAGAGAGATATATCAGTGGACGTATCTCCCTTATACACAAGTGATTATGGAAGATTTCACTTATCAGAATATGGAAGATATTGATTTTGCTTGTGAAAATTTAGTAGAAGATACATTGACTGGTGGACTTCTTTATGAGGATATAGATTATCCTGAAATTATGGATTCAGAGGGAAATTTTCGTAAACCTCCTCGTTTTTCAGAAAGAGAATGCGTTGATAAAAGATGTTTTAGTTTTTCCGCTTATGGGTATTGGAGAGAATTAAGAGTAAGTGAAGAACATAAAATTTTTGTGCTAGACGGAGATCTTTATAGGAAAAAGAAAAAAGTCGAAGGTGATGAAAAATATAGACGAAAAGTTGGAATTGAACCAAATGGAGTAAAAAAAGTTATCGTCCCCGATGATTTAATAAAGAGAGTGGAAGCACAGAATGTTAAAAGCAATGATTATTTACTTTGTCCCGTTCCTGAAGTTGGGACTCAAAATATTAAATCTGATCTTGCTTGGTTAATTGGATTATGTATTGCCGACGGCTTGATCTATAGGGGTAAGGATAGTTGTGCTGTTAGATTTACCGGTGATAGCAGAGAAAAGCATCTCGATGAATGTCAAATGATATTACAAAATAATTTTTTTGGTAAAATAAGCAAAAGGCAACACGGAAATGGAAATGGAAATGGATGTAGAATATCGGCAAGCACGTTGCCCGTGTTTAACTTTTTCTCAAAATACATCGTCAATAAAGGTACAAAAAAGAAATTTACACAAGAAATTTTTTCACTAGATAAAGAAACGAGATTACACATTCTTGCTGGTTATTTTGACGGAGACGGTTCGTTTAGTAAAAGAGAGATGAAACTAATAGCAAATAATTACTCAAAAGATATGGCAGACCAACTATATTGGTTGTTATTATCTTGTGGGATATCTTGTACATTATACAAACGAAAACTTAGTGAAGACCATTATAAAACGTCATCTAAATACTATTACATCATTAGTATTCCTGCTTCTGAAGTCAAAAAATTACAGACATATATGAAAAGTCACAAAATTCCGAAAGATTTTATACCTAAAACATCGAGAGAATTGAGATTTTTCTATGAAGAAGATGGACAAATATATTTTGCTCAACCTATATCAAAAATAGAGCAGTTTTACTACACTGGTAAAGGTTATGACATAGAAATGACTAATAGTCGTCACGCCTTAGTTGCGGATGGGTATATTTGTTCTAATTGTAGGTTCTATCAGTCGAATGAGCCAAAGGTGGCTGCTGGTATAGATTTTTATTCCGAATTTCCACTTAATGGATTCGTTTTAGAATGTAAAGACAAAAAGATATTGAAGTTCTTCGAGAGAACAGTCAAAAGACTTAAATTGAATTACTGGCTCAAAGCTATTGGATTTGAAAGACATTTATTAGGTGACGTGTATCCATTTGTAGAATACGAATGTAAAAAGTGTGGAAATCAAGGGATCTTACCTGATGGCACACGGTGCAATCATCCTGGTGGTACTGTTGGTAGAATAAAAATATTAAACCCAGACTGGATCACGGTCCACAAGAACCCAATATCAGAAGAAGCAGTGTATATGCTTGAACCAGATGATGAGTTAAAAGGCATTATAGCGACCAAGAGACCGGAAGCTATATACAATAGTCTACCACCTGCTCTAATTGAGTCAGTCTCAACAGGACAACCTATTGTTTTATCAAACAGAAATATTAGTCATATCAAATATGGTGGTAGTCCGTATAGTGCCTATGGCATGTCTATGATTCGTAGAATGTTTACCTATTTAGCATACAAGACAAAATTAATGACAGCAAACTGGATTGTTGCTGAAAGGTTAATTCTTCCCATCCGTATTGTTAAATTAGGGTCGGATAACCGTCCAGCTACGGCTGCTGATATTGCAGATGTTTCATCTCAACTTGTAGCTGTTGCCAATGACCCGAATTTGACACTTGTTACTCATAATAATTTCGATTATTCATGGGAGGGTGCTTGTTATTCAGAAGATACAGAAATACTTACTGAAAATGGATGGAAGCTTTTTGGTAAATTAGAGAAGGATGAAAAAGTTGCAACATACAATATGGATAACAAAAATTTGGAATATCAACTACCAACGGAATATCATGAGTACGACTACGATTCTACGATGTTTTCCCCGATGTATCATTTCAAAAATAAATATGTTGATGTTTTAGTTACACCGAATCATAGGATGTTAGTTGAGAGAAATAGTAAAATGGAAGTAGTTTATTCCCAGAATGTAACACATAATGATAAATTTATTTCTACTCTCAATTTGGAAAACACTACATCAGAAAAACGCAAAGATGTAAAATTCAATATAAGAAAAAAACATATACATAGACCAGATTATATTGGCAAGGTCTATTGCGTAGAAGTCCTTAATAGTATGCTCGTTGTACGTCGCAATGGAATGATTTCAATACAAGGCAATTCTGGCAAGATTCATAATATTACTAATGAATTGGAAGAAATAGGAAAAGAGATCCTAGACGGTTTTATGTTAAATCAAGCAATTCTAAATGGAGAAGCTTCTTCGTACAGTAGTGCACAGGTCGGTATTGAAATTATGATTGCTCGTTTAGAGAGTTGGAGAAATGAATTAGCGGACTGGGTTGAAAATCACATTTTCCTACCTATTGCAATGATGCAGAATTTTAAAGATGAGGAAGAGAGCAAAGAATCTGATGAAGATGTGTTTATTTACCCAAAATTAAAATGGAACGATCTACAGCTTCGTGACAGAACTAATTTTAGACAGATCCTTATGCAGTTGCATGATAAAGGATTGATTTCTGCCCAAAGGTTGTTAGAAGAATTCGATATCGATTACGATCAGGAAACAAGAAGAATAAGAGAAGAACAGGCATTGGCTTCTGCGACCGGACAATTCCTTGGACAACCACAAGGTGGTATGGGAGGGATGGGAGGTATGCCAATGGGTGGAGGAATGGGTGGAGGAATGCCACCTATGGATATAGGAGGTGGAGGAATGCCAGGAATGCCGGGTGGAGAACCAGGAATGCCAGGAGCAGCACCCGGAATGCCAGGAGCAGCACCAGCACCAGGAGGTATGCCAACACCTATGGCAGCCGCTCAACCCTTGTCGCCTGTACCTACCTTTATAAGTAAGAGAGGAAAAGGTGGGAAGTCCATGGCAGAGCAGCAGCAGGAGCAAGCCCAACAACAAGCCCAACAGTTCCAGCAGAGTTTACAGAATATAAGATTGACTACCCTTGAACAGAAGATGTTAAATGGATTATCCATGTTGTCTGGGCAAATTCCTTATAAATTCTACTTACAATATAAAATAGCCACAGCGGGTCAGCCTCAACCTTATGTTTTGGATTTCGCATATCCTGATGTTGGTGTTGGGGTGGAGGCATGCGGAGAGGTTTGGCACGATCAAATGGATCAAAAGATCCACGATCAACAAAGGGATCAGGTCTTAGCTAATATAGGATGGAGAATTTTGAGATTTAAAGAGGAAGCCATAGACGGTAAAATGCCAGAAATCCTCAAAGTGATTTACAATAATATTGCTGAAGCAGTTAAAGATAAATCTAGAAAAGTGAATAAAGCAGCAAGTGCTGATGAAAGAATTAAATTAGCAGTACCTCCATCGGGGATGTTTGATATTGATAATAATTTAAAGGAAGATCTGAAGTTTCAGAGAATAGATATGCAGGATGGTTTAGGACATATTTACCTAGTAGGAACTTGATTTGACATACAATCTTAAAAAAGCTAAAGAGGCCGCTGGACCAAGAAGAATTAAAGATAGAGGTATAAGATGGAAAGAACACTACGGCGAAAAGTCTTTGCCTTTGAAGGAAAGATTAGACGAGATCGTAGGTCCAGGGGTTTATCATAGATGGGAAGGTCATGATTATACTACATTTTCTGATTATTTTGTTGTAGTTGGTCCTTCCCAGGAAAGATATGGTAAGAAGTCATTTTTTGCCGGAATTAAAAAGCTACCACCAAAATGGAAGAGAAAAAAAGTATATGCTCCTGACGGAGAATACTTCTCAAATATTGCTTCCGCATTAAGTCATGCATCAAAAAAATGGGGAATTCCTTACCCGAAAAATCAGCATAATTATTCTACAGCTGATCTCGAAAATGTAGAAATCCCACGACATATTAAAGGTTAACAAAAAAAAAGAAGGAACTTTTTGTTAATATCTGGAATAACAACAAGTTAGACTGTGGCCACATTCTACACTAAAAGGAAAAATCTGTATGATTATGAAACCAGTCATAAAACTGGCTATTCAATCTATCGAGCCATTGAATAAGCCGGATTGGGCAGAATACAATTTAACCAGAATCAAAGTAGCATCAATAGACAAATCAAAAGACCTCAATGGGTTCGATTTAGAAGCAGCAAGAAAAGAGCATCCAGATCATCTATTCATCAAAGTTTTTGCAATTAAAGAGGATGAAGTGAATGATAATGGTGATGCGTTTTCAAAAAGCGAGTTAAAAAAGGCATATCAGACATTTGTTGGAGTGCCTATTTTTACAAATCATCAGAATGACGATGTGGAAAAAGCTAAGGGCAAATGTGTCCATTCATGGTATGACGAAAAAGCCGGTGGCATTTATATCATATCTATGATTGATAAGGTTGCATATCCAAGATTGGCAAGAGGTATTACAGAGGGGTATATAGGAGGGAGCTCGATGGGAGCAGCCGTGGATTATTCATGTTGCTCTATTTGCCATAATTCTGCCACTGTTGCGGATGATTATTGTGAACATATCAAAAATCAAAAAAGCAGAAAAATTAGTGCTATTGTTCCATGTAAATATCACGAGAGTAAAAACCAACCAAAAGATGATTGTCCAATATGCGGACAAAAATATGATGAATACAAAGTAGGAAGTGTCAATAAATTCAAACATTCAGAATCTAAGGTTTATGAATGGAATTATGGAATCAAATTTATTGAAGATTCTTTTGTAGTCAACCCTGCATGCCATGATTGTCTCGTCCAAGACATTCTTAATCCAGATGTTGTAAATAAAAAAATTGCTGCTATACAAGAAAAGTTAGAAAAATTGAAAAAAGCTGCTTCTTGTACATCAGGATGTAACCTAGAAAAATTTGCCGGTGAAAAAGAATTAAATTTTTTAGACGAAGCAGTTAATAAAATAATTGCAGTTTCTAAAAGTTTAATGGCTCAAAATAAACAAGTCTCGATGGAGTATGTCGCTAACCTCGTAGATGTGTTGGCAAACCTACAAACCACGACAGATGAACTTACGGAAATGGGATACGGTGAATTGCCGTCTCCAGATCCTACAATTGTTGAAAATATGGAAGTACCTTCAGAAGAAGAACTTACAGAAGAAACACAACAACAATCACAACCTTCCCCACAACAGGGAATGGCACAACCACAGCAAGTACCACCTGGGGGACAACCAGTGGTAACCCAGCCTGCACCAGGAGTTATGACAGAACAGTTCGGTGATTTAGGGTCGGTAACTAAGCCTAAGTTCTCAGCTGTCATCCGGAGAAAAAAAGAGGATTTATTACAAGCTTCTGGTATTATTGTAGATAAGTTAGAAGAGCTACAGGAAAAGTACACTGAAATGGAAAAAAAGTCAAATATAGACATAAAGGAAACCATAACCATGAGTGATACTAAGCAAGGTAACAGCGAACCTACTATTGAAAAGGTCGCAAGTCCAGAGCATCGTATTGATGTTATTAATGAAAAGCAACTAGACGATGCCAAATTCACAGGTGAACGCCAGGATGACAAATATCCTAAAGTTATCACTGAAAAGCAAATGAATGACCCCGAAAGAGATGTTAATGTTACATCAAGTGAAAGCCCACAGCCACGACAGGATGATAGTCCAAATGTTATCACAGAAAAGCAGTTTGATAGCATCAGTGGCACCCATGTAGCTCGTTGGGATGATTTCCCGAATGTAATTACTGAAAAGCAGTGGACAGAAACAAGCCGTAGACTTGGTTCAGAACTATCAAAAGACCAGTCAAATATTATCACAGAAAAGCAGTTGATTGATTTCTTGGATCATCACAGATATGTGGAAAGAAATACAATTACTGAAAAGCAACTTAACGATGATGCATTGACTACTACTGGTGATTTGTATCGTTGGGCATATGTTTATGATGCTGGTCGTCTAGTCAAATCAGCAGCAGAAGCAATGTCAGATGCTATTGCTTATTATGGATATACTCCAAATGAGATTAAAACAGCGTCTGCTTTTATCACAGAATCACCAAAAAACAGAAATAAGGCAGCTTATATGACCCTTATTAATGCGTTACCTCATAAAAAGGCCGCAAGAGATAATGAAAAAGACCGTTATGAGTATTTCGCAAAAACAGCTAATAAAGAAGTAAGACCGGAAGCCGTTGACGCACTTATTCTATCTATGGCTGATGCCATTGCTGATATGAGTGCAGATGACCTTATCGATACAGTTCAACATGTTTCATTCTCTGATAAGGCATTTGTTAAAATTGATAAAATGGCTTCAGATAAGATGAACAGAACAAAAGAACGTAAAGAAGGTGGAGGCAAAATTAATGCTCTTAAAAATGCTATTGCAAATCTTGGCACTGATAAAGAAGAAGATGGCCTTTATGAAGTCAGAACACATATTGATGACCTAGAAGTCGCTGAAAATGCAAACAAAAGTGAAGTTTCTCATGCTGCGTATAATTTTGCAAATAAAAAGGTGGCAGAAAGCGTTGGAGAAGAAATTGAAACAGCGTTAATCAATGTGAAAACAAATAAAGAAACAGGTCAAATTATTGCTATCCTTAAAGAAGCGAGTAAACTAACGACTGAAGAGTCCAATGCCTGGAAACAAGCAAAGAAATGGAATTTTGAGAAGACAAAGGATGACAATGATAAAGATGACGATGACAATGATGATGACGATGACAATGATGATGACGAAAAATTCAATTTCGATAAGAAAAAAGATGCATCCTCAAGACAAGAGATCGTCAAAGAAGCTCAACTCTTAGGTGGAGAAATGGGCGGACAAGCCGGTGCAGCACAAGGTCCAGGAGCCGGTGCAGCAGCACCGCAGCCT